CAGAGGTCTGGGCATTTTTATAATCCGTGTCTGCTTGTTTCAATTTTATGTCAACCTCACTCATCGGTTTTTCCAATCCGAGTTTCGTTTTTATCGCCGCGTCATAGTCCGCTTGCGTAATACTCCCTGAATCGTGTAATTTTTTGATAGTGGCAATGTCTTGTCCCATCGTCGTTGAATTATCTTTCAAGGCCGCCAAACCCGCCGTCATTATTTTATCGTAGGAGGTCAGATATTCTTTTTGCGCCGTCAATGTTTCAGTTCTGATGGTAGTCGCGTCCGTGACGCCCTGCGCGAGCAGGCTATTGAATGATTCATGAAGTTTCAAATAGGCAGTTTCAATATCGCCCGACATTTTATTATTTATCGAGTTGATATTATTCGTTGTCATGTCCATGACAGAACTGGCATATTTTGCAGTCAAATCACGTCTGTCGGCATATTCCAGTTTCAAATTTTCCAGCGATCTTTGGTCTTTGGATGATTGTTCAAGAATATCGGCGTTGGCGGTAGAAACATCAGCTGCGCCAAAAATTCCCGCTAGTCTGCGCCTTCTGGCATCTTGCTGGATATTGAACAATTCTCGATCGGAAATAGATTGTTGAGATTCTCTTTCGAGTTTATTTTTTGCGACTTCGGCCTGCGCTAAATAATAATTGCTGGCGATTTTAATGTTCTCAATGGCAGTGGCTCCTTCGCTTTTGATGCGATCAAGCGCGGACGTGCTTAAATCAATTCCTTCTTGTGCCGCCATTCCGGAAAGTTCCTGAAAAGTCATTCTGCGCCCCAGTTCTGTTTCTCGCGCTGAAATGGCATTCATGGCGGGACGCCCGCCGATATTGGCTTTTTGCAATTCGGTGATGGCTTGGAGACGGCGGATTTCGTCGGTGGACTGAGCTCCTTGCGCTATTCCCCCCATACTCAATTCAAGCGCCTTTTTTGCCGCGCCAGATTGCGCTCCCAAAATTGCTTGTTGTTCGGGAGTCATGCCTGAAAAAGCAGATGGTAAACCGACATCCGTGCCAGTTTGTCCGACTGGAATGTTGCGCATCCCGCGTTCCGCCTCTTTCGCCCTTTGTTCTGCGGCTCGTGCATCAGAAAGTCTCTGAGTTTCTGCTCTCAATGCCGCATTTTCTTCCTGAGAAATTTGAAGTTGAGATTTTGGCGCGGGAGTTCCGCCACCAGTTGTCCCGCCGCCAGTCGTTGGCGTCTGATAAGTTCCCGCTGCTGGATCTGTTCCGTAAACATTGTATCCTTGATCGCCAGGTTTTAATCCGCCAGGTTGGGTAGGGGTAGTTCCTTGATACCCCTGATAACCGCCAGGCGCGAATCCTCCGCCAGCTTTCCATGTTTCGTATGATGTAGCACCAGGAACATCAACCGCGGTAGATGGAGGAGTTAAATTTACCGATGAAGACACGCCCGTCCCAGTTTGATAAGTCACGGCAGGTTTTGGCACACCACCCATCGCCGCTTGCTGTGCCGCGTCTCTTTCGGCTTGCGTCATTCTTTGCCATTCTGGGCTATTCGATGTAAGCAAATTTGTTGCCATATATTTAGATTATTTTAGATTGCTATGTCTTGATGATAAATAGAACTGGGAGGACTGGATGAAGAATCGAGTGAGCAGTATCGCTGCCGGTCGAACCTGTATCTAATGCTCCTCCTGTGTTGCTTACACCTGCTTGATAAGTAGTTGGGCTACCACCACCCGCTGCACGAACCTGTGTAGTGTGAATATGTGCTGGCATTTCGGCGGTCGTGAGTACATGAGTTTCCGCACCTGCCTTTGTAGCGAGCGCATGCGCCGTTGCTCCTGTCGCGTCGCCTGTCCCAGTTCCACAAGGTGAACGCCCGCGAAAATCTGGAAGGTTAAAAGTCGTCGAACCATCACCGACGCCATAAGATGTGCCGATCACGGCAAAGAGCGCAGCATAAGTCGCACGAGATACTGCACTTGCATCGCAAGATAGCCAGCCTGTTGGAGCAGACGCCGTTGACCACATGCGAAATTCACCAGTGATCGCTCCTGCGCTCGCTGGATAAGACGTCGCCGTTTGGTTCATAAACCCACCTGCTAAAGTTCCAGTCGCTCCCAAAATTGGTGCTTTATTTTCATCTGCCGCCCCGCTCGAAGTTTTCACGAGATTGGCACAGGCGACAAAGAGTCGCGCGCCAGTTCCACCTGCTGCCGTTGCCGTTCCCTGTTCCGCCACCGTTGCCTCTTCCACCTTGCCCGCCACGGTCGTGCTGGCGTCCGCTACGGAGCCACCTGCCGCATTCGCGACCCATACTCCGCCTTCATACCAGTTCATTTGTCCGGTCGTCGTGTTGTAGACTCGTGTGCCGTTTACCACTCCCGTCAGCGCATCACGCTGAGTAGTGGTGACGCTTTGAGCAATGTCAGTTGCTTTCGTCGTGCTGGAAAAAGTTTGCGTTCCCGTGTAGGTATTATTCCCGCTGATCGTATTATTTCCGTCTTTATCGAAAATATCGAGATGCGAAGCGACGAGACGAATGCGCGTGCCTGCCACGTGGGAGAGAGCTGGTTGATCTGCTCCGCCGTTGTCGGTCGTCGAGGTCGCGTCTTTATCGAGACCGCGTGTCACACCCGTGATTCGATTGGGTGAAGAAGCCACTCCTGTAAAAGAAATCCATTCCTTCGTGTCTTTTTCGCCGATGAGCATGACACCCGAAGTGACGGATAAGGGAAGATCAGCCACGTAAATCGTGGTTTCTGATGTGCCAATACCCGTAGATAAAGTGGAAGAAAATCCTGATTCTAAGGCCATATTGTTGAAATTAAAGTTTTTCTGAACTAGGAACTTTGCCATTTCCTTGCGGAATAAAGCGAAAGTCGAGCTGTTGCAAATTAAAATGCTGATTGGTTCCCGTATTCGTAAATATAATTTGAAGTTTTTTACCAGTTGCCCTGATAGGGATTCGTTTCGTGAAGTCGATTAAGTCGGTGGTAGTAATATCATCATCGGCGATCGAGAATTCCGCGACCGATTCCGTTCCCACTCCGCCCGTTTCTTGCGCCGTCACGTCATTCGCGTCAATAGTGATGCTTTCGGAAGCGGATGCGCCATCCACGAATACTTTTGCTGTAAGACTGGTGGAAGTCGTGATTTTCCCGAAGATATTCACATTTTTCCATTTCTTGATAACATTCGGCGCACCCAAGTCAAATTCTTTCGTTCTGAATTCGTAGGCAATCTGAACACTGTCATCATCCGCCAATCCCACTTCGTCTTCCCATATTTTCCCTTCGATGGCCGATCCGATAAAATTTCTATTGCCAAAGTGATGCGCCGCACCGATATTTTTTGCCGTGTCAATGAGCCAGCGGGGACGTCCCGTGAGCGGATCGACATGAAGCAAATCCCGCACCAGACAAATGTCATTGAAACTCGACCCTTTTGACTTGACCCACAATTTGTAAAGTTTGTTTACTCGATCGTAGTAGCCGATGGCTCCCGACTGATCGGTATCCAATTCATCGTTCATGAAAGGTTTAATTTCGTCCGAGAGTGAGCGAGTCTGTGTCACTCCCGTGGTGCTGAAATCCACTAGCACGCTCCGAATTTCATTTTTCGGGGTAAGATAGTAAATATCATCTTCGACTAGCGTTGCGGCTCCCTGACCGACGCAACCATGTCCTCCTTCGAGCGGCTTGACCGTCGGGACGATCACACTGCCCAAATCCTTAAATCCAGTAATGAGCGAGGCTCCTGTCTTCGTGAAGATGGCAACGGTATCGAAGCGAACTCGAATCGCCGTAATCTCATCATCAAAGGCGATTGCGAAGGCATCACCTGCCGCCGTGAGAGCTCCTGAGAAATCTTCTGCCAAAGCCATATTCGCAGCCGTGGCGGCTTTTGAACCGAACAATATATTTAATTTAGTCGGCACCCCAGCCACGAGCAGTGATCCTCCCGCCTGAAACCACTCGCCAAATTTTGGAAGAAATGTCGCGGTAGCCAAACTGGCAGGTGCGACAAACGGCTCGGTGTAAGTTGTCCCGACCAATTTCCCCGGCTCATCCACTCCATTGAAGCAATATAATGAACTTTGAACTCTTGTGAAATTCATCGTCGAGTCCGAGGTGATAGTTTCCGTGATGGATGAAAATGTCGTTTCGGTCTCAGGGTTGATTCTGTAAAGTCCGCTTTTGTAATTCACAATCAAGTTTGAACCCAAGTCTCCGATTCCCTTGATCGTCGTTCCGCCAGTCAAAGTATCGCCAATTCGCGAATATCCGGGACGGTTTCTGGTGGCGTTCTGTTCAATCCGCGCGTTCCGCAGAAACGGACTGACACTCAAACCGATCTGGTTGGCAGCATCCAGCACATTCAAGCCGCCATCTAATTTCGATACGGAGCGTTCTTGCGTTGCCATTTTTTAAAAGTTTTTAGAAGGCATGTAATTTCGCGCGATGTTGAAACGTTTGCGAAATCCTCCCATGCGAGAAGCATAAAATTTCTTCATTTCAAATTTTCTTCGTTCTCCTTGCGCCTGGATGAGTGAACCGAGTTGATTTTCGTCATCTCCTCGTTCAATAATCAGCCGACCTGCCGCAATCGCAGCAATAACCTTGATCGCCCATTCGTCGGGAATGGATGCCGCTTGCGAAGAGGTCATGGTGGCCGGCACTTTTCTATAATGAAGAAATGCGGGCTTCGACGCCGAAGATGAACTTAGCAAAATATATTCGACCTGATTTTTATCCACCACCGTCGTCCAGTTGCTCGTGAAAAATGAATGACCCAAGTAATTGATCGCATGGCGGTCAGTGGAACTGATGTCCGTATTGTAAAATGGGCTTAAATCAAATTCGCTCACGTAGGATTGCTCGACCTGATCCACCTTCATTTGAATTTGTGCGCCAAAATCGGAAGGGAGAGGATAGAGAGGATGAATCGTCACGCCTGAATCATGGGCGATGTCGATATTCGTCACGCCCGTGAGCGTCGTTCCAGTTCGTCCCGTGAAG